CGTCAACAGTAATGTTTGCCGTAGTGTAAGTTCCAGCAGTTACAGCTGTCGATTGAAGTTGTGCTGGACCCACTGAGTTAGACGCTAATTTTGTTTGGGTTACGTTTGATTGTAAAATTTGAGCTGTGCCCACTGCGTTAGTAGCAAGTTTAGTTTGTGTTACATTTGATTGTAAAATTTGTGCAGTTCCTACTGCGTTAGTAGCTAATTTATTTTGAGTTACGTTTGATTGTAAAATTTTTGCTGTTGTTACTGCATCCGAAGCAATTTGTGCTGCAGCCACGGTTCCACCCATAGTGTCTAAAGAAATTTCGTTTAAATTTGTTCCGTCTGCGTAAGCACCGAATATGGCAGCTCTGTCAGGACTAAAACCAGTTCCTGAAGCAGTTTTAATTGTTAAGTTACTTGGGTTAGTTAAACCTGTGCAATCGAAGATATAATATTTTTCTATGCCATCAGGTATTGTACAAATCGTGCTAGCAGCAATTGACGCTGTAGAAAATTTGATAACCATATTTCTTGCGTTTGATAAAGCAGCATTACTCATTACAAGAGCTAATGTTCCACCACTTGATAAAGTAACTGTTTCTACACCTGCAATAGCTTGTTGAACTAAGTTTAAGTTAGTATTAGTTTTATCTCCCCAAGTACCGGCATTTTGGCCAGTTACCATTAATTCTAATTTTAGATCTGTAGAAAAACTTGACATATTTTCCTTATGTTAACAAAATTAAGCTGCGAGATCAACCTCAGTCCAAGTGTTATTTACACCTGGTTCGATCTCACTCCACGGTGTTACATTAACTGAGCCAATATTTGCTGTCAACCCTATACCAGAAACATCAACATTTGCAGCAGCATTTATAACTACACTTCCAACGGATCCTGTTAATAATCCAGCTGTTGTTACAGGGTAAACGGATACTGGTGTAGCAGTGCCTGCAGATAAAGCTAAAGCTTGTCCTGAAACAGATTCTACTGTTGTTTGAATTAATGTTATATTACCTAAAGTAGCATTTAAAGCTATGCCTGTCACATCAACAGGTATTTTCGGCTCAGGAACTACTTGACCGATTGAACCTGCTAAAGCCTGACCTGATGGTTCAACAAGTGCTGTGCCAGTAACACTTGACAAAGTTCCAATTGAACTTTGCATAGCATCTTCACCAACAAATACAGTTACGTTACCATCTATCTGTATAGAGTTTAAACCTTGTGTAATTGTTAATAAATCTAAACCAGAAACTACTGCAGTAAAATCTGTTACACCAACAGCATTACCTTGTGATAGTGTTGCTTGTTGACCAGTTGCTGCAACAGAAAAAGTTTCACCCCAAGCTCTGTTACCCCATCCACCTCGGCCCCAACCAACTTCAACTTTAGCATCTACTGAGACTGCACCTACATTTGTTTGTAAACCTTGAGATGTAGCTAAAACAGATCCTGTTATACCCCAAGCACCTGAACCCCATTCTGCACGGCCCCAACCGTTTACAGAGCCAGCAAAATCTAACGTGCCTATTGTAGCTGTAAGAGATATTCCTGAAAGTTCTACTGCATTAGAGTCTTGGTCATTCCAGGTTCCAAAACCCCAAGTTTCCGCTCCCCACGTCTTAGCCATAGAAAGCTCCTGACGGAGCACCCGCTATAAAAAACAAATTAGTAATGTTTGCCATAGCAGGCACCTCCTTTAAATTATGCGATTCTCAATATTGCTGCGCTCGTTGTAAAAGCTGGGAACTGAATTGTGAATGTTCCTGCTGATGCAGTTTTGTCACCGCCAAAATCTAATACAGCTACCGCTGGATCACCAGTTGCAGTGTCGTTATAAATCAAAGCACCTCTTGCTGTGATTGTTACACCAGTGAAAGACAAATCAGAAAAATCAGTTATTGCAGTGTTAGTTGCTAAAGATGTTCCAGTGTTCACTAATGCTTTACCGCCTGAAGAGTAACCACCAGTTGGTGAAGTTACTTGGTTTCCTGCTGTAAAAGATGTTGTAGATTTCCCTAAAGCAGCCGAGTTAGTGTACATCGCTAATTTAAATGTATTACCACCTGGGCTCTTAAAGTTGTGTGTTGCTTCTAGTAATTCTTTTTTAAAAGTATTACATATCGCGTTAGTAGTTATAGCCATTTTATCTCCTTAATTTTATGGTGACGGTGAAGGTATTTTAATTCGAGGAACTCCACTGTCGTACTCTCCTCTTCTTCGTCTACCCATTTGTTGTAGACCAAAAGCTTGTATACTTTGATTATACCTATCAGAATACAGTTTGTATAGATCTGGTGGACCTTTTAAAAAACCAAAGCATTCTCTTAAAACACCATACAAAAGCAAAGCCTCCTGGTGAGTAGATAAAAAAGTGTTTGCAGAACTATCGAAATGAGGTG